TTTTTATAAATATATTATAACATAACTTGAGGCACTATGCAAGTGCTTTCCACGTTTTAAATGCTCGACCACGGGTAGAAAATCCCCATTCTGCACTATATTGCGGACGAATCATGTAAGGTTTATTTACCTGAATATTATCGCCACCGTTCAAATCGACACCCCAGCATCGAATCCGAATGTTGCTAGAGTTAGAATCGGTTGCCTCGACAATTAAATAGTCTTTGCCATTCTTAGTCTTCTTGGGCACGATCTTGCGCGGAATCAACCAAACGACCTGTAGGTCTGGATCGTACTCGGAGATAGGCGGGATTGCCATGGCATCGAGCTTGTTCATAATATCGTCATTGATAACTTTATTAATTGGGAACTGCCCGGTCAGATCAACCAGTGATTGAATCTTCTCTTCTTCAGTAAAGTCACCCTCTGGAGCATACAATTCGATATTCTCTTCAAGGTTCTTAACTTTCCGTGGCCGGTCTACTGCAACTGCTGACCAGAAGTGCTTCAAGCCAGTAAAGCGATTGTCCATCAACGGATTGAGAGCGCCAGAACGAACAAGGACATCAAGAGACTTTTTATTGAGTTTTGAATATCGCATCTCTTCATTGAAGATAAAATCTTCAATCGACTGGAACGGACGACCAATAAACACTTGATCAATCGCTGAATCACCCAGTCCCTTGATAGAAGTAAGTGGCTGAATCAAACGCTTGCCGTCTTCACTAATTTCCCAGACACGTCCAGAAGTGTTGATATTCAGTGGCTCAATCTCGAAACCAAACTGCTTGGCAATTGCGATTGCCTTCTCTTTGCGCGTCTCAGGCTCTTTATCCAAGAACGCTGCCATCCAGCACTCTGGGTAGTAAGTCAGGAGCCATGCACACTGGAACGAGATCATGGAATACGACACAGCGTGTGACTTGTTGAAGCCGTAACCTGAGAAGTATTCGAAGGTCTGCCAAAGTCGTTCTGCTTCGGCTTCTCTCATGCCCTTCTCAATACAGCCTGCAATAAATTTACCATGCAGTGCCATCTTGACCTTGGCGGCTTTACCTGTGCCCTTCTTTGTTAGAACCTTGCGGAGCATGTTACCTTCATCAAGAGATAAGTCCTTACCCAGCTTGTGGGCCAACATAGCAATTTGCTCTTGGAAGATAAGGAAGCCGTTTGTCTCCTCAGTTACTTCGCGGTGCATATCATTGATATACTTGACCATACCGGGATTGCTGCGAGTCTTCACAAAGTCCTTATCAACATTCGCTGACAGAGGACCGGGACGGAAGATAGAAGTAATAGCTGAGATATCAATTAGATTCTTCGGCTTAACTTGCTTACACAGGTTTTGTGCTCCAGACTCTGTGAACTGAAAGACTCCAGCCCACTTGCCCTTTTGGAACACCGATTCGTAGACCTTCTGGTCATCAAAGTTGATGACATCAGGATGAAGATTCTTATTATAGTAATCCATAACATCCTTGAATGATGGTTCTGCGACACCCTCATACCGATGCAGAACGTGACGAATCGCGCCCTCGATCATACGGAGAGTGGAGAGTCCCAGAAGGTCAAACTTGATAAAGCCCATAGGCTCTAGATGGCGAACATTCTGCCCTTCCGACCAAGGTGTCTGTCGGACATCCTTGGAAGAAATTAGCGGCATGTGATAGTCCAAATTCTCTGCAATCACAACTCCACCAGCATGACGCGAACAAGAGCGCACTTGTCCATAGAGCGTATCAACGTGTGTTGCAACTTGCGGATACTTACGAAGGAAAGACTGTAGAGTCGTTGAGAACTCTTTAACTTCTTCGAAAGTTGGTGTGTAGACACCGGCCTTAATGCCGTGCTTCTTCTTAGCAGCGGTTGTGGCCTCGTACATCATCTTTCCAGTGACGGCGTTAACCTCTTGGAAAGGAATATCGTAAAGTTTAGAAATATCTTTAATTAGCGATTTCAACTGGAGGGTGTTCCAGTTAGAGATCGGGGCTACAACATCATTGCCCCACTTCTCTACTAGAAGTTCTTTCAGTTCCATTGGCTCGGCTACATCGTAGTCAATATCTGGATAGTCAGTCGCATCAGCACGAAGGAAACGTGCAAACTGAAGTCCATACTTGAGAGGATCGACTTGTGTAATATCCAGCGCATAAGCGACTAGTGAGCCAGCAGCAGAACCACGACCGGGACCAGAAAGCATAACTTCATTAGTGATGGTTGTAATTTCATTCATGGTCAAGAAATACTTAGAGAAACCACGATCTGCGATAACAGAAAGCTCCATCTCTAGACGCTCAGTGTACTCTGAGTCCTCATGCAGGTTCTTGGCTCGCAGCCCTTCAAAACAAAACTTACGAAGGGCAGAATCTGCTGTCTCGCCAACCGGAATCACAAAGTCAGGCAGACGAACAGTGTTATCTGGCATAAATTTATCGATTCGCTCATGAGCGATCTGATATGTTGTGACCAGAGAGTCGTACACCAGTCGATCATCATACTCGACGCCACACTGCTCCGAATACTTCTTATAGGACTCCCACATCTGGTTGCCATTCTTAGGATACAATTCGTATCCAATCTCGTCTACGTCCACAGGAAGCTCACTGTCTTCTGCCCACTGCGGGCGACCTTTGCCAAGCCAGCCAAGACGCTTGTAGAGTTCACGATCTTTCCAAGCAGTAGGATTCGGATAGTGTGAGTCAGCCGTTGAAATAAGCTTGAGATTAAACTCTTCTGCAATTTGAATGATATATTTGTTAAGCTCATGCTGCTCAGGAATGTTATTCCACTGTAGCTCGCCGTACCAACGGTCGCCAAAGATAGATTGCATCCGCGCTGTGACGCTCCTCATGGCCTCTAGAACAGCTTCGCTACCTTGCTCCCGGTTCTCCCAGTAGCAGCCAGCGTAAACGCCTCCAAGGCACGCAGAGGACGCAATGATACCCTCGTTGTACTTCTCCAACAAGTCAAAGTCGATACGAGGGTATCGATAGAAGTTCTCGGACTGATATGACTCCGAGATCAATTTAAACAGGTTATTCAAGCCCTTTTGATTCTGAACCAAAAGAACAAGATGCCGACGGCGATTAAGAATATTCCGGGCCGCTTTCTTAGAAGCAGCCTCGTCTTCAACAGTCGCACCAGAAGTTTCTTCTTTCTTCGCGGCGCGAGCTGCCTTCTTGTCCTGCATAATTTTATCATATTCTTTTCGCCATTCGGCAACTGACGGGATAAAATAAGCTTCACAGCCAAAAATAGGCTTAAACTCCTTCCCTTCGGCTTGCATTTTCTTGGCATGCAGAACTTGCCAAGCCAAACCGTTCATATTGCCATGGTCCGTAAGTGCCAATGCATCCATGCCATTATCATAGGCAAAGTTCATGTGCTCCTGCGGATAACCAAGGCCATCGAAAATAGAGCCTGCAACGCTGTGCGCGTGCAGACCGACAAATGGAATCTTGCTCATATTTACCCCCTGTTTATATTCTAAGCGTTTTTGATTGCGTTGTCAACAATTTTCATGACATTATCAATTGTCTCACGATGTTCGTGTGGAAACGTAAGATTCATGATGTCAGAACGAACACGGCCCAGCGCCATCTCAAGTTTTTGCTGTCGTGTCTTGGCTTGCTCCAACTTTTCAAAAAGCTGCATTTTAGTCATTGTCGCCATTATCTACTCCTATTGGGTTAAGTTCTCTATACGAGATAATTAGTTTGCCGGGATGTCGCATTTCGTTTTTCTCCTCAGATGCAAGAAACTCACAATACGAATCCCAGTTGTCTATTTTGTGATACCAAGGGATCTCTTGCCCCTCACTATCTATTATAACACACTTGAACACTTTGTCAAGGGAAAAGTTATCCCTGAAGTATTCTTTTTCATTGTCCAGTTCTTGCCCGAACAATAAACTGTTTTCAATCTTCTGGAACTTTTCTTTGATCGAATCAAATTGTTCAGAGTTGAATGTAAAGCCTAGAAAGTCGCCAGTAGCCACAGATTTGTTGTTATGCGTGAGAAAGAAGTTTTCTTTTTTAATTATCTCGACACGATGCGGTCTCAGCGAACTAGGTGGGTAAACTGCATGCGGAAATGCCACATAAAACAAAGATGGCTCCAACCACTTACTTATACCAGCGCCAATTGACTTGGCCACCGAAGCTCCCCTCATGATTGACCACGATATACAGTATTCTTTGTTCTTGTGTTCAAGCGGACATGGAACATAAAAGATTGGGAGCAAAGTTCTCTTATTAGACGGGAATCTTACCTTTCGTTTTAGCCAAACTGGGTCTTGGATATAGTCGCCTAAGCGGTGCCTGATAAGTGGAGTAGTGTCGTCGTTAGCGACAATCCAAATTGTCTTACAGCCCGCATATGCACATTCCAAAACAGCGCGCTCCACGGCATAATAGTTTGGAGCAATCGGCATCAAGCTATCATGCCAGTCCATCCTAAAATCCATGGGCTCCGTAACAAGTGGAACGATGCCAATCATGTGTTTAGTCAAAATGCCTCGCTTATCTTAGATAAATAGCCTTTGGGCAAACTTAATTGCTGCACAAGTTGATCTGTGGTATCGTGATTGAACTCAAATCTATCGTCAGGCTGATAATATCTCTTTGCATCACTCTCAATGACTCTCTGGGCTGGTTCTACTTTTACAGAATAGTATTTATATCTTTCTGGGTTGTTGACGTCCCGACCGTTGCGTGCTCCCCTAATGCCAGCCTCTTTCATCATTTCCGTGACTTTAAATTTGACCATCGTGTCAGAAAAGTTGAAATCATTGACCTCTTCGTCTGTAAGATAAGATATGGCAACCAAATCTTTTAGATTTCGATTATCTGAGCGGTCTGTTGGATAAAAGATAATCTCTTTTACAAAGTCTTCATCAGAGTGGAGATGTAATACACTATGGCTACATCCACTACGAACGTTGACCCAATCAAGAACTCTATTTTTGCCTTTCGTTTCCTTTTTGATTCGAGGTAGGCCTGATACTTTTTCATCGTCGAAGATCACCAATTTATTAAAGTTAAATTTTACATTTCTAGAATGTTTTGTGATAACCGATAGCTGGTTATCCTCCACCCTTGCACTTGCGGCGTTATCTGCCATCGGTAGTAGACCAGAAAGGCCTAGAAAAAAGTGCAATCTGGCCCACAACTCGCTTTTTCTGTGATTTTGGTCTGGATTTACGCCTAAAACCCTTAAATTTTCATGTTTTAGCTTATCGAACCTGAATGGAACTCGCTTTTCAATGTAAATGACTGGTAGTTCATTGTTGTATGCGTATAAAAATGCCTCTAGTGTGCCGCCTATGACAATTATATCTTTGTCATAAACATGACGCTCTAAATTAGGCATTAAATTACCATTAACAGACAAGCCACAGCATTATTAGCACAATGAGCAACGATTGACGATCTAATATCGCCTGTTTCTAGCCGAAGCCATCCCAAGAACAAGCTCAGAGGCAGTAAACCAAGAACATGAAGCGGCTCAAGGTGAACCAGCGCAAATAAAATCGATGTAAAGACCCATGTTCTCTCAGGGGACAGATATTTAGATACCAATCCCCAGCCCCACTCACGGAAAATCAACTCTTCAATTGGAGGGATAACAAAGATGATAAACATAAATAAGATCGCTTGCAATGGGCCGATACCATTGGCAAAAAACTCAGAAACAATTCCAAGCTCTTGTGGCTTAAGGCTTGGAAATGCCTGTGCTAGCTTTGTGACCGCTAGCGATGGAATAAGGCTAATTGTTGCACCACCTAAAAGCGCCACCGTATAAGGGGTTGGGATAAATCGCTTAATCATGATGATTTAACCAACTTTTGGATCTGAAGGCGGATCTTATCATATTGACTGCGTAAGATATCGACCTCTCTGTGGAGAACTTCGATCCTGCCCTCGCTGGTCGAGCCAAACTTCATCAAGTCGTCACAACCTCCGATAAACTTGTTTCCCAAAAATACCACTGGGACTGTTGTTTGACCAGTATCTTCAATAATCATCTGGCGCAAGTTGTCATCCTTCGACACCTCAATTGTGTGTAGACTAGCACCTAGTTCGTTCGTTACATAGTCTCTCGCTTTAATACAATAAGGGCATGTGTCCTTGATGTACATCTTAAAGACCGTTTCTTCAGTTCGCATTTTTCTTTCTCCTGTCTATTTTTAAAAAAGACAAATATTCGTCTGGGAGGTTATCATAGTAATTAGTTTTTTGAAGTGTTTTACTAGCTCGATTTAACACTTTTCGATGGGCCACGTTAACCATGAAATACGGACTAAGTGATCGTGGGTTATATCCCTCGACTGCCACATCGTCGTTCGGGTTAAAACATATGTTTTTATATTGTTTGAGACCCTTGAATTTTAACAATTTGTTTACAAAGACTTGAAATTGCTTTGTCTGATCAGCAGGTATATCCTCTTTGATAATAAACACTGCACTTTCGAAATTTGATTCTTCAAAATCTTCGATTAATTGTGATAGACCTTTTTCTCCGACCTCGGCTATCATCAACTTTTGAGAATCCAGTTCAGGACCGGCAAAAGGGCAGACAGCCTTTCCGCCAAACTCAGAACGCCTTTCACGAAGAACAGAGTTTATGTAGTCCTCAACTAGCTTCACTGATCGCCCCAATTAGACCGCAAATACTCTTTAGCGTCGCGGGCTTCTGCCCCGTAGTTCGCCCACTTGGCAATCTCGTCAATAACTTCACTGTGGTCGGCAATCGCAACTGCCTTATAAAGATAAAGTTCAATTGTTGCTTGTGCCTTTGCTTCCTTTGCTTCCAGTCCCTTAATGGCTGCTTTCAACATTTTGTTTCTCATTTGTCCTTCCTATTATCAATATATTTGCCTTCCTTATCCAAAGGCTTTAGGTTCTCTGGAAGGGCGAAGTTCTCTATGACCCTACCAGTGGGCAGTTCATAACGAACATAGAAAGCCTTTTTGACAATCACGCCCTTTGCTCCCTCTATACCATAATCAGTATACTGAACCTTGTCACCGACTTTCATTCTTCGCTCTCCTGAAATTATCTTTCATTTGAAGATATGCCTTATCCTCTCTCGCCAACTTCCACATCTCTCGGAAAATGATAGCCGACTCTGCCTTGTCGCAAGTCATCGCGTCAGGCTCTTGTGGCAAAACTGTGCCGTCTGCCGCATACTTCTTGCCGTCTCGATGGTTAGCATAGCGACGGGCGCGGGTAAAGCCCATGTGAAGGAACTTCTTGGCCATGTCTGCCCCTACAAAGTCGCCCTCTGCCAGAAAATTAAGAAACATAGAATAAATTTTCTGTGATGATACTTCGGCTTCCTCAGGGGTCTTGAAGCGCCAATGGGCACAAATCTCCGATTTGTATGGCTCGCAGATAAGAACACCTTGTTGCCCTCTGCCAATGTTATATAGATGTGGATTCTCTCGGTAATCTACTTCTGGATTCCACTTGTGAAAATACTCCTGCATTTGAAGCTTTTCAATGTTTGCGTCATGTAATCGTCCCAAAATACCCCCCTGTTAACAATTATAAAAATATAACCCGATTGCGATCAGAATGCAAGTATTAATTATCGCTTGTTTTATTACCCCGGCTACTGTGTAAGCTAGGATCTTGTTTTTTATCGCTTGTTTCACTACTCAGCCTTTACTTTCTTTAGCCATGTATGGTCCAAGGGCCAATCAATAATCTGGCCCTCTGTTGTCACGCCTTTTACATTAAGGTAAAAATTGTTACTCGGTGGAGGGTTGCAACTAAGCGTCATGTCATACATTATGATGATAGAGCCTTTTGGAACCTTCGCGCCGCTCGTATCTTGACCCTTTTTCAAAACTTTGAAACGGTCGCCTTTTTTGTATGGGCTCATTCTTTGTTCTCCTCTCGGAATACGCCTTTCTCTTCTATCAACAATTTAGCTTCAAACATCTCGCTCAATATTCTCCAAGGCTTTGGTGCTGCCTTCTGAACTGTCGTCTTAAAGTACGACTTGAGCCATCTATCGTGTGCCCAGCGTCCCAGCCAAGAAGAATTCTCAAGTCTGGGAACTACCACCACACCAGACTCCGTTCTAAGAAACAGAGTCTTTTTCATTCTTTGCTCTTCGGTAAGCCCCAACCGCAGCAGGCCATAGCCCTTCTGCAATTTCCAAGCAAGCCTCAGCAACTTTTACTATCTCCCATTGAGCCCCTTCGTGTGTGCGGAGGTCAATAAACTTTAGAAGATTGTTCAGGTTGACTGTGCCATAATACTCGGTGTACATGTTCTGCGGCAGAACACCACGGGCTTGCTCTCGGCAAACGCCTGCTTCAATCATTTTATCAAAAAGGCGCATACTATCCTCGTGATGAGCCCGCACAGCCTCACTTACTTTTTGAACTGGCGTGTATAATGTAGGGTCTGCTGTCTCGTCAGGATTACTTGCTTGTCGATTAGATTTATGTTGTGTACGAAATTCACTTGGCTCGTAGAATTTAATATTTACATCAGTGTATCGACGAGAAATTTCGTTGTAGCTCCAAGTACGATGGCGGTGATGCTGACTCCTAACGAACAGTGGAACAAGAAAACGAAACGTAACAACATTATGTTCAAACGTCGAGGTGTGACGGTGCTTGACCAAGTAGTTAATGAGTTTATGATCTTTTTCATCTAACTTCTCCTTGTGCTTGCCGAAGCTAACGCGGGCGCTGTTCACAATTGTGAGGTCAGATCCCATGTGCTCTACATAGTCTACACAACCGATTCCGTCTCCATATAAGTCAATACTTTTTCTTACGAAATTAGTCGCCGCTGGAACTGTAGCAGCTAGCCATTCTCTCTTTGTTCTATATGCATCTGCGTCACTCATTTCCCCTCCAAAAACTCAATCTGTCTCTGCACATACCATTTTGCTTTTTCTAAGTCTTCAATGGCGTTGTTGTTTTTCTTTCCTGCTCGGATAATGTACTTAATCGCATTCCCGAGAGAAAAGTTTAAATCGTATGCCTCAATAATCTTAATGGCTTCGTAAGTATTATCTTGTCCACCGTAATGATCTGGATGATCCACCGTCTCAGGCATCACGCCCCCACAGAGGCCATGATATAATTGCGCTCGACAAGATAAAACTTGTTGTCAACGATTTCAATCTCTTGAACAACGTGTGTCGGAACAACCACGACATCCCCATGCTTGTACTCTTCATGGGGATCCAGAACGACTGAGACTGCCTTGAAAGGCTTTTGGGCTGGTCGGTAATCTTCGGGGAGAGCAATAATGCTCTCCTCCTTCTTTTCTTTTTTATCAAAGCTAAGATCAATCTCGATCCAGCTATTCTTTGGCTCTAAAACCATAGTGAACTCCATTGGATTGTTTATAAATTATAACTCATTGCGTTGCGAAAGTCAAGAAATTATTTGATTTCGCAAATCAATTATGTTCAGCTACTCTCTTACACATCTTGATAAAATATTCTTGTGAATACTTATTTTTCATCCTGTTTATGTCTTTATGAACGTACTGGATGTTGTCTCTTGTGTATCCTGCGCTGCTATCAATTCTATCTAACGACCAACTATTTTTATCCAGCCTAATTCCCGAAAGGGCACAAATAAAGTTACTTTCTTCCAATACCTCATTCATTATTTGAATGTCTATTTCAAATGGAATGTTCCTTTGCTCAGCCCCAAACTTTGCTCTGTAAAATCTACTTCCTGAGACAAGGCCGTGACCTTTCCAATTTGGGTTACCAGAACCATCCGTATGCTTCATAGAACACTCATGACAACGAGTAGAAACCCCAATTGTCAAGTGATTACAGTCAACAGGCGCTTCCGCACCACATTCACACTTCACCAAATAATGGTAATAAAAGTTTTTCTTTCCCTTTTTCAGCCGCACTGGCTCTGGATCCAGCAGTTCCCACGAACCAAACTTGTGACCTAATGGGTATAAATTATTGTATTTTGTCTGTCCTTTTCTTGGCATAATAAAGCCTCCTTCTAATAATAAATAGTTTCTAAAATACTTATTATCAAAAGGAGAATGTTTTTTATACAAGTACTGTTAGGTGAGTTCGCAACTTCCGCCCGAACAAGCCAATTCTCCCGATAGGTCAGTCTCGTCTTCCATCTCAATGATGTTAGTGAGATCAACATTGACGAGGGACTTCATTAGTCTATTGTAAGTCTCTTCATCACAATCCTCGTAGGGGGCTTGGACGTAAGTGTGATTTGTGTGTGGCAAAACTGAAAGCCCGTTATATATTCCACGGTTTTCCCACATCCACTCACCAACCTCGTCCCACTCGTCTTCTTTAATTGTGACAGTTGCGCTCACATTGTGCGTATTTTGGCCCTTGCTGTGCCCTGCCTTGACCCACTCAACACTTACCTTCTTGACGCGCTCAAGCATCTCTAGGGCCGTCTCAGAGCGTGTGATGGCACCTTCTGGAGCCTTCTGTGGGGCGGAGATCACTGCGGTATCGTGTGGTCGGAAATACTCATCCTCTACAAGCTCTGGGTGGTACTCGGCAAGATACTGATAAATTGCCTCGTTCTTGCCCACTCGGATACGACGGATATAGTAATCATTGTGCCATGCATGGATACCGGATGAAGTTCCAAGTGTCAAAGATGTGGTTCCAGCAGGCTTAACACAAGTTGTTCGTGCTGCTGGTCGAATACCAAGTAGCTCTGCTGCTCGCTTGTTCTCTGCTTTTACTACCTTTGCAGCAGCCTTCATATCCAGATCAAGCACCTTTCCTGACGCAATACCAGTCATAGAAACGCCGATAAGCGAGTCTTTTTCTGTGTTACGCTGCCACACTGGTCGTAGGTAGTGGAAGTCTGTGTAAGAGGCCTGTAGCGTTCCGATGAATGCTGCGGCGCGAACTCGATCCTCATACTCTTCCTGAGTTTCCACATTGGAAACATTGACCTCGGTCAAATTACAGAACTGGAAGGGTCGCAAAGCAATCTCACAACACGGGTTTGTTCCCCAGTCTTTATCAAATGTAAAGTAGAAACCGGGCTCACCTGCGCCACTTGCTCGAACTCGCTCCCAAACATCTTGGAAAAACTCCTTGGTCACGATGTGTCGCATAAGAACGATAGAGTTGTTTGCACGTCCTCGCTGTGGGTTGGTCTCCCACCAATTACCTGCCTTGCAAGCAATCATCTCATCATCATCTGCGGAGAAGAGGGAGATAAGAGCAGCGCGACGGATACCGCCTGCTAGCACCGCATCAGCGATATGACAGATCATATCATGAACCTCAATCGGGCTTAATTTATCGCCATTCTCCTTCATATCGAGAACACCGCGCAACTTAACAAGACACTCGCGGAGAGGCTGTGGTCCGGGTGCTTTACCGCCAGAAGTCACTAAACGAGCGCCCTTAGGACGGATATCAGAGAAGTCAAACCGAATCTTCGAAGTACCCTTGAAGTAAGAGGATACAAGAGCCTTTACAGCATCAGCCCAGCCTTCGATGGAATCAGAGATAAGATAGCGATAAGTACGCTTGCCGCTTGGTTTGCGGATTTCTGGTAGCTGTTCGACATGATGGGTTTGGACAGAGTATCCAACACCAGTGCCGCCAAGAAGAAGAAACATGGTTTCGCTGAATGCGCGAACATCATCAATTGGCATATAAGCACAGTTGAACACTCGGTTTGGTGCAACCTCAATGGGCTTTCCACCAAACTGCATTGACCTCATGGAGGGCAAAACTTTCTTTTCATAAACAAATTTATAAGCCGCCTCGATCTCGTCTTTGAGATGGGGAAACTTCTTAATGTGCATTGACTTGTTACGGTCAACCAATTCGACAAATGTCTCACGACGATACTTATCCTCCAAGTATCGGGCATACTTCATGTGTACTGTGATATCTGACAAGATCTCTGATGATAATTCCATTACTGTTCTCCTTCTGTCTTTTTCTTATTGCTATCTCTAAATTTCTTGTATTTTTCTTTGAGGATTTGACTTTGATCTTTAGCAGTCAAAGCTGACTGTTCCTCACCAGTTGGTTGCAAAACTTCAATCTGAACATTTGCCGTTTTCATAGATATCGGATATACAAGGCCATCAGGCCCATTTCTGTTTTTAGCTACAAAAATTCTTCCTGTGTCGTTTTGCTTGTCCTCTACCGTTCTCGATAGAGAAAAAATAAAGTCGGACACAAAACATTTGTTAAAAGCCTCTGAGATGGATTCCATAGTGATAACTTCTGCATTGAGTCCTGACCTGTTGGTTTGGGATGCTGTCCAGACTGCACAATCAAATTCCTGTGCGAGCCCTCGCATCTCTTCATAAATAGATTCCAACTCGTGTCTTTTCTCACTTTTCCCAGAAATTGGCCGCAACAAATCGCCATAGTCAATGATGACCATGTGAGGATTGATATCCCTCATCCTTAGTTTTTCCAAGTGCGTCCGCAAAGACCGTGATGATGCGGATTTAGTAGGATACTCTTTTACAATCAAAACTCCATCCATATCTTGAACCTGCTCATAAATTTCTTCTTTAAAAGAGTGTAGTTGGTTCAAAGGAATTTTCGTAATACAAGAGTCATATCTACTTGCAATCACAGTATCAGATAGCTCCAAAGTATAATGTACTACAGTCTTGCCCAACTTGACGGCTTGAGATCCTAAGTGGACCAAAACCATTGACTTGCCTGCACCGGTAGGTGCAATAACAACGCCAAGCTCCCCTTTACCAAGACCACCTCGGCAGATATCATCAATATCCTGCCAACCTGTAGAGATTGGGCTTCGAGCTTTAATCTCGAATCTTTTTTCAAAGTCCTTCAAATAATCGTATCCGAAATCTGAAGGATCACCCAATTTAATTGCATCATTGATAACTTTCGCAATCTCATCAAAAGACGACTTCTCAAGCAGTGGAACTGACTTGATCATCGCTTCTTTTAATTTTTGCTTGCGACAAAAATCAAGTGCAATATTTTTTGTATACTCTGATCCGCTAACCTGCGAGTCGTGAATGCGAGCAAAGTAATTACGAAGCTGCTGCTGTGTTGCAACATTCTCGTCCTCCAAGTCTGCACGGATAATTGAGATCATTGTCTTGTATGTGGGGTGAACCTCATACTTTTCACGATACTCAAAAATCTTCTTTACAAATACTCGAAGATAACGCAACTCTAAGAAATTAATGTCCAACACTTCCATGATCTGATCCGCAAACGGACGATCTTGAAGAATCATCTGACACAAAGTCTCTTGAAAGTCTTTGCCATATTTACTAAAGCTTGGTGCTTCTTTACTCACATAACCCCCGCAGATTATTAATATAGCCTATCTAGGCCTCGTTGTCAAGCGACTTGTTTATTTTTTTCGACCAATCCTCGTAGCATCGCCATAAGCTCGGACCAATCATAAGAACCAAAACCATGCTCGACAGAGTTTCGCTTGAGTTCTGTTGCGTTTAGTTCAAATTCAAAATTGTCTAGGGCATAGTTGATTTTACCGCGACCTTGAACCGAAATGCTTGGGGGAGTAAGATTCATAACTTTGTAGTTTGTCTCTACTGTATCCCATTCTTCAACAACATTGTTGTAAAACTTGACCTTGCTATCAACGTTGGCGCAAAAGTCGTGTACCTCGGACAACGTGTGCATCTTATCTTCAATCAAGAAGTCAAGACGCTTAGAGATGGTTGCAAGACCTGCCCCCCGAATACCTGCCAAATTATCGGACTTATCACCTGCGATGGCCCGTGCAATGACAAAATTTTCCGGCGAGATTCCGTATTCTTCAATCACCGTGTTCTTTGTCCATGCCTTCTTCTGGATCGGGCGATAAAGAACAGTTTCTTCATCAAGCAACTGTAGAAAGTCTTTATCTGAGGATACAATTACTTTCTGACAACCCTTGAACTTTGGAGAACCAACGACCATCGAAATAATATCGTCTGCCTCCACCCGGTCAAGCATCAACTGCATCACTGGCATCTCATTCAACATCTCCATAAGGATACGCTGTTGCCATACCATATTTTCTTTCTCAGACTGCTTGGTCATACCTTCAACCTGATAATTCTTTCGCAATGGCTTGCGACCCTGCTTATACTCCTTAACTGTTTGACGACGCTTCTGCGAGCCTCCAGCCCCATCCCAACAAATGATAACTTGGTCTGGCTTTGCCTCTCGCATCAATTTCTTGACCGAGTTTAGAAAGCCAACCGTACCTCCGATTGGGTTACCGTTAGTGGAAATCATTGGATTAACAATGTAATTCCTGATAAACATATTAAGTGCATCGATGATTAGAACGCGCTTCATTTACTCCCCCTGATACTTTATAACATCCAATTGTTTGATTGTCAACTGAGTAGTATACTCTTTTGACACCTACATGACTTAAAACTTCATGACACATGTTGCACGGAATCGATAAACAAAGATCGCCCTTGTGATTCACACGAACAACATATAAGTCGGCCCCGCTTGTTTTCTCACGAGACACACCAAGGACCGCACCTATTTCAGCATGAATGGTAGCCGGTCCTCGATGACGAGCACGAAACTTCTGTGCCCATTGTTTAAATTTGTTTCTATTGTTCGACCAGCTAATAACCGAGCCGCCCTTTACCAAGATGGCTGCGTGCTTGTGATGCTGATCTGAAGTTAACGCTAGCCTTTTAGCCAAATCAACATATCTCTTATTACGTCCTGTAATAAGCATAAGACCCCCTGATCATTTATATAGTATCATGATCAGGGGGTCTTGTCAAGTACAAAAAAATTAAAGTCTGATTACAAACCTTGGACCACGCCTATGGCGATGGTGCCTATGATGATGCACACTGCGAACAACGGTGCGCGGGACGTTTCTACAAATTACAACTCTCTTGAAGTGCCCTCGTACCCAAATCCCTCGTCTATTATAGTGACCGGCAACGTACTGCTTTTGAACAGAACACACCTTTTGCACTACCGTCGTTTGAACTGTGTGCGCTTTGGCCTCGGGTGCGAACCCGAACATCAATCCCAAAGCAATGAAAAAAGAAAAAATAAACTTCATAATGAGCCCTCCAAAAGCTACTTGTCTTTATTAGACGACCAAAAACAAAGTTTATTCATCTTCTCCATCAATATCATAAAATTCTTTTGCGTCAACCTCTTTCTTCTCAAACTTTAAGATAACTTCTTCTTCCATAATTTGTAGAATACGGTTTCTAAATTTATCTTCTTGCAGCTTCTTCATCCATGTGGCAGATTGGAACTTCTCTTCTGAGCCGTCCTCATGCTTCAGTGTAAACCATGCTCCTGCATTAGTGATATACTGAGAAGACTTTACAGCCTCCAACCAAGACTCTTCGTCCTGAATCTTGACATCATCGCCAGCCCACATAATCTTGAATGTACACTCTCTTGCATCAGACCCAAATCGGGACTTTTTAATTTTCGCCTTCACCTCAGTACCAACACGGAAGCCTTTGTCATCATATAGATAGCTAGCCTTACCTCGTCTCGCTGTCAGCCAGATGCGAAGAGAATAGGCGTAGATTGCGGCCTTACCACCGGGGGTGAAATAAGGCTCCAGACGCGCTTCTGCGATGTTACTTGTAATGTTCGTTTTTAGCTGATTAAGAATCAGCAAGGTTGATTGCGAATTAGCAATTGGCACTGTTAGCTTGGCGAAACCTTTTGATAGGATTCGCGGCTTTACTGCCATACTAGAGAGCGGATTGAAATCTCCTTCTAGATCTGTGATAGCTGGGGTCATAGCCAAAGAGTCCCAAATAAAGAGCATTCGGTTTTCGTTACCGGCCAAAAGCTCTTCAATGGTTTCCAGTACAAACTCAACTGACTGTGCTTGAATATAAAGTAAATTTTCAATGTCACAACCAGCGTTTGCCAAGAAATCTGGGTCAACAGCAGACTCAGAGTCGAAATAGACAACATCAATACCCATCTTCTGAGCGTTGCCTGCGATCTGAGCTGCCATGTAAGACTTGCCCGAAGCTGAAAGTCCAGCAATCTCGCTGATCTTACCGATAGGAATACCAGCGTACTTACCTCGACAGATAATTGAATTTAGCCACCTTGAACCAGTCGGAATCCACTCTTTAACTTCTGTTGGGTTTGTCCCAGCCAAGTCGTGGGCGACCTGCTCACCAGCCTTCTTATTAATGATCTTTCGCATATCTGCGATAGAAAGCTTGCCTGCTTTTTGCTTCTTAGCTCTTGCCATTTATCGTTCCACCGTCAAATAGCCGTTAGGCGTTTGAACTGAAACTGTCCAGCCAGACAGAGGATGAACCTCGCGGCGCAACTGCTCAACTGGAATGTCAAACTCTGCCGAAAGATTGGTATATCCTCGCTTGTGATCGTACTTCTCAGTAGAGTGGTCAATCCAGCC